GTTGGTCGCGGGTTCGAATCCTGCTGGAGGCACGAAATTGCCCCACCTGCCGGCTGGTGTTTTGCCTGGTTGGTGGGTGTTTTTATTGAGGCGGTAAGTCACAAGTTTTAGTTTGTTTTAGTTTGTTTTAGTTCTTTGTGTCGTGGGATTGTCGTGGGATCGTGCGATGCCCAAAGTTGGGAGAAACGGGGAGGGCTGATGCTCTGGGCGCCTAGGGCGAATAGGCGTTCGAGCGAAAAATAGTGGGGTATTTCGAGCACACAATCGAACATGGGTTCCATAGCGGAAGGGCGCGGAGGGGCAGAGCGCGAGCGCCCCCCGCGGGGGGGGGGGGGGGGGGGGGGGGGGGGGGTTGGGGGTTTTAGGTGTTTGGTTTGGTGTCGATGTTTGTCCAGCCGATGTAGCTGGCAACATGGGCGGATATTCTGGGCGGGCCGGGCGGGTCAGGATAGTCATCGAGAACGTCGAAGAAGGCGGCTGCTACTCGAAGATAGGCCTCCCGTTCGTGCTGCATTTCTTCCACCTTAGCTTCCAGCACTGACACCCGGGTGGTAAGCCATTCCCTCAGCTCTTGTGATGCTTTATCTATAGCCTCAGCTTTACGCTCTAGGGCGGCGGCTTTGGCAGCATCTTTCTCGGCGTCGGCCTTAGCCCAGTCGACCTCGGCCCGTAGTTCGGCCATTTTGCGGTCGGTAAAGATTTTGTACCAGGTTCCGGCGGCGCCGATAATGGCCAGGGTGACGGCTTCTGTGGGGCTGATCCAGCCCCACAGTGCTGCCCAGAAGCCCTGATTGGTGGGGGCCACGGTAGATATGGTTTTGATGAAGTCCATGGGCCCCATGTTTTCCTCCGATCTGTTTAGGCGGATAATGCTGATGCCGCGTCGATGACTGCGGCTACTAGCACTGGGTCAAGGCTGCGGATGAGCGCATCTACCGCATTCATGAGGGTGGTGATGTTGTCAATCATGCTGCATGGTCACCGCTGGTATGAGCGTTTGGGGTGATGATGGCGGCAGTGCCGGCATCACCGACTTTCGATGTGGCAACGGAGGTGAGCAGAGATGCGATTGCGGCGGTAGCTGCGATGCCCAGGCCTGCTGTCCAGTCCACGTGGTAGATAGCATCTCCAACAGTAATGGTTGCGAGCAAGGCTTGGGCGAAGGTGCGGAGGGCGCGGTCTGCTGCGTCGATCCAGAATATTTTAGTCCACATGATTATTTTCCTTCCTGTGTGGTTGCGTAGTGGTTTTTGATGGCCTCGATGGTGGTGCCGCTTTGAGCAGCGGCCCAGGCGAGTAGGGCTTTCACATCGGCTTGGGTTTCGCTGAGCCCGTCAACCAGGGTGTGATATTGACCGGTGGGGGTGGCTCCGAGTTGTGGCCAGCCGCGGCCACCTGCCGGGTTTTTCTGTCCGTCGGGTAGGTCTTCCTGCCGGGGGCCTTGGAGTTGGGTTGCGATGTCTCGGGTGAGATGCAGGAGCTCGCGCTGTTCAGCGTCGGTTAGTGCCATGAGAAAATCCTCCTTGGTTGGTTGGTTTGGGGGCGTAGCGCCCCCGTAGAAAATTGTGCGCAATTCATCGCGGGTGCCGCGGAAGGCATTAATATCCACAGCGAAGCCCGCCACTAAAGCGTTGGATCCGTATTGCCAAATCCGGGGCTTTTGGTTGCCCAGCGGATAGTCCCACTGTGGGTGCGCGTTACCGGGGTAGATGAGACTGGGGTCACCCTGACGGTTTTGCCCGTAGGCCGCCACCCAGAGAGCCCCGAATTCGTCGCTGCCCGGCTCACCACCTGCGATCCTGCGCTCCCAGTAGGGCACGTAGGAGTACACGCCGCACACCCGCACCCCAGCAGCCTCAAAGCACTGTTTAGCGGTGCGGATGTGCTCCACCGAGAGCCCCGCCTCGGTCTCAACGTCAAGCCACATCGGCCGGATGGCGTCCCCCATCACCACTAGTGAGGCGTCCACCTGCTCCTGGATACTGGTGCCCTCGGAAGGGTTCCGCAGGTAGTGGTAGGCGGCGGTGAGCATACCTGCGGCTTCAGCATCCTCAAGGTGGCTGCGGTAGCAGCGATCCCGGTAAGTACCATCCGTGGTACGGATAATAGCGAAGCTAATACCTTCACGGGCTGCTTGCTGGAGGCTCATGCCATCCTGATGTTCGCTCACGTCCACGCCAAACAGCGGATCACCAAAGGACGCGGCCGCCGCCACTGCCCCACTATCCGGGTAAGGGGCGCCCGCAAGGACACTCATGGGGTCGATACGGTCAGGGCCAGGCGGCGCCCACACAAATCGGTGAAACTCCAAATGCAAATGGGGTGGAAAACCCCCATTTGTCGCGGGGTTAGGGTTGATGCGGGCAATCCGCTGCCCCTCCCCTACCCACTGGCCAGGCACCACCTCGGGGATCACATGCCCGTACACACTATAGCCGCCGCCCACATCAGCCGGATGGTCAATCGTCACCCACTCGCCGAAACCCGACGCGGGGCCAGCATACTGCACAGTACCCGGCCGGATAGCGAAAACCAAGTGGTTACCACTACCACCATCACGGCCGAAATCCGTACCGTAGTGGAACTCACCCCCCTCCCGCGGTCCAAAACCACTGGTCACGTAAAAGCCCGCTTCAACAGGCATCACAGTCATATTACTTTCTCCTTCTTCATTTAGATTGCGCCCATGCGAAAACCCCGGCGCGCCCAAGCAATAGAGCGTTCCAGGGTTTGATGGGGGGTTTGTTTATTGGGATTCTTCCGGTGGTGTGGCAGGCTCCGGCGCAGGCTCGATACGTAACCATTTACCATCAGCGCCGGGGGTCGAACAGTTCAGATGCGGGTATGCGCTTCGGTAGAGGTTGCCTTCATACTGGATGATATCGCCCTGAATGTAGCAGTTTTGTGGTTCGCTCTTGGGGTGCTGCCACTCGGGAGCGTCTCCTACATGCCGGGGTGGTTCCCGCAGTGCGTCGGGGGCGGGGATTTCCCCTAGTTCACGCAGGTGCATGATGAGCCGGGTGCGTGCTTCTTCCTGGGCTTGTAGCATCTCCCGGCGCGGCCGCTCCTCAGCCACACACCAGCCGAGGAACTCCACCCATTCCTCCGGGGTGAGGGATTGGGTACTGGTTTTAAGATCTTGCAATGACATGATGGCTGTTTCCTTTCTATTCTGCTGCTAGGTAGGTGGCGCACCCGAAGCCACGATCGGAGCTATTGGTTTCGCCTGAGAAGTTGATTTCGACCTTGCCATTAGTAAGAACGTTGCAGAAGCCAGGATAACCGCGGCGATTAGGCACTGTGAGAAAGAAATCTACGTCCTCTATAGGGCGGAAAGCTATAGATAATTGGCCTTTATAGCCGCCCATAGCGTCCCGCACGTTAATGAAAACCCACCTGCCCACCTTAAAAACAGATACCTGGCTACCGAAGATTATTTCCTTCCTGAGATTTCCACCAACCTTAGCTATCTCACCATCAACATATTGTTTGTTTGCTATCTCTTTCGCGGTGGTGGGCTCATTCACCTCCGCCCGACCGCTATCATCTCGGACCATGAAAGAATTGAGCGATCCAGTAACTTTTGGATTAATGAATGTGGTCGGCAAGCCCTGCAGCTCCTGAAAGCGGTGTGTGTGTTGTGATGGGGCTCTGGTGTTTATCTGGTTGTCAACGTAGCCTTTGCTAGCCGCGTGCCATGATTGGGTAATCAGGCTGGGATGGATATGGATTTGGCCGTCGGATTTGGTTTTTACGAATCCTTCTTTAACAGAGCCCGGCTCGGCGTTAACGCTCCACGCTGAGTTGCCCGCGGTAATAATTTTTGGATTATCGGCGTCGCCGGTGAGGTCTCCTGTTAGGCGGATTTTGCCTTGGGTTGCGGCGGTTGCCGGGGGGATAGCCGCGGCTGCTTCGGTGGCGGATTTCGCCGCTGCTTGAGCGTGAATGGCGGCTTCGGTGGCTTTCGCCCCGGCGCGGCTGGCGGCGGCTGCTGCTGCTTGTTGGGATGCCACTATTTCGTGGTACATGTTGATGACGGAATCACGCTCGTCGGCGGTGAGATTCCCCGCGTTTCGCACGGCTTCGGCGAAGGTTGTGGTTTCCGGTTTCACAAGAATAGGGATTGGGAGCCCCATGGTACCGGAATAGGCGGGGATGCAAATAGCTTCACCAGGCTCAATAGTGGTAGTGAAGGTGCCGTCAGGTTTTACCTGAATAATATCGGGGTCAGTGAGGATCACTGTGCTGCCGGTAACCCGGGTTTGCGGGGCATGGATATGCAAATGAGTGGCACCCGCGGGAATTTGGGTTACAAGCTTCAAATCGCCGGTAATAGTTGGCATGATAATACTCCTTAGTGTTGTTATGCGCTGGGAAGAATGAAAACCGTAGCCGATTTATACGCTTGGAAAAGCCCACCGGTTGCCGAATCATGATATCGGTTTCCAGCGGTGATGTTGGCGCAGCTCACATCTGTTGCACCCTGGTCGGATACCGCGATCATGAGAATGGATCCAACCCAATTGCCTTTGGCTTCAAAGCGAGCACCACTGCGAGGCCGGATTCCTGCCGCAAGCCACCGCAAGGTGCCCCATTCAGTACCAGAGTTAATCTTTCCGCTAGATCCGGTGAAAAGATTGATATCTCCGGTGTCGATATGGAGGATACGAGGCACGCCAGTGATCGTAGTTTGCAGGGCCTCAATAGCTTTTCGATCGGCTTCCCTGGCTTTCCTATCAGCATCATCAGCAGCAACCGCTGCGTTATCGGCTTTGGTATCTGCTGTGGCGGCTTTCACATCGGCCACACCAGCCGCGGTTACCGCCGTGGTGGCGGTCTTCTGCACCGCCCCGACCGTGCGCAGCCGTTCTGCCCGCTCCTGATTTATACGCTCCCAGATAGCATTGTTGTGGGTTTTCAGGGCCTCAGCATCGGAAATCATCTGCCCACCCACATGAACCCGCCAGCCCCTAGCCCCCTCCTGGCTATTGCCAATAAGGTCGATAGCGGTCACCGGCACCTTGATGCGCCTGCCCCAAATCTCCACCAGGACCACATCCCCGAGCCTAAAATCCGCGCCGGGTTCGTAGGCGCCGAGGCCGCGGCCGGTGATGTCGCGTTCGAAGAATAGATTGCCGTCGACTCGTTTTTGGGCTGTGTCTACTGCGGTTTCGAGGTTGGAGGATTTGCCGTTCATGTTGAGGGTGACATCGGCACGCACAAACCCCACGTCGAAAGCGCCAGCGCCGGCATTGGGTGGGCGGTAGATGTAGCCGTTGCGGAGCCGGCTCTCGGCAGGTTGCTCTTGTTGTTTGTCGGCGGGAATGGTGACGTCGAAAGCGCCGTAGGTGTAGGCGGGCATGTGGCGGCCTACGGTAAGGTCACCACCATCAGCAATGAGGATGACGTCGGTTTTTTCAGTCATGATCTCCTCCTATCTGCGACTGCTAGCCTTGGGTGACGCGAACGATCATGGTGGGTTGGGTGAGGAGTTTCACCCCTATGGGTTGGGGGTCGGATGGGAACCACAAATCGCAGGTGACGGTGATGCCGGCCTGGAGCGCTAGAGCGCCTATGGAATCCCAGAGGGGCTGGTCGTCAGCGGTATACACCAGGTGTGGGGATGGCAGCCCGGAGGATGCCGTCGACACCACAATCCGCTGTCCCTTCCCCCACAGCTTGAATCCGATCTCCAAGGAGTTGGCGATGACGTTGCGGATCACGGTTTCGGCTGGGCCTTCCATGGTTACCCCGTCAACGGCGGTGACCATGGGGTAGTGCATCAAATCGCGGGGGGTTTTATACAGCTCCAGCTTGGTGGGGTCGCCTACCCAGTCGCGGGTGAAAGTTTGGAAGCTGCCTGTTCGAAGCACTTGGGGGTTTGACCAGGCCACGTGCCGATTCAGGATTGAGAGCAGGTCAGTGCCGTTGATTTCCACGAGGGTTGGTGTGTGGAAGGTGCCCCTGGCCACGGTGTGGGTGATCCGATACACTCTGCGGAAGCCTGGGCGCTCCACCATGATGTAGCGGGTGGGGCCGGCAGCCTCGATAAGCTGCCCGTTTTGGGCTGCGCCGAAATCGGCGATCAGTTCATCCGCTAACGGGTGTGCTGCCCCACTAGCGCCGTCTGCTACTTTGTGGAGGAACCTGCCTGATACCGGGGCGCCCCGGGTGGCGGGCGCCGAGAACTCTACTGGTGGTGGGCAATCGAAAAGCGGTTCGCAGTTCTCGTCCAGCAGCCCGATCCATTGCCCGAAATCTGCCGCCACCATAGCCCGGTGCCTAGCGTGCTGCCACCACTGCCCTATTGTCATCGCCATGGGTCGAGCACCCCTATCCGCCACTCCAGAAGCGCCCCGGCCGGCAATGCGTATTGCCTGCTTTGCCCCGGGGGCACCCCTTCGGAAATGATTTGGCCTCGGATTTTGCGCCAGAGGTCATCATCCCGTAGGCCTAGGCCATTGAGTACTTGGTGGGATCTCTGCGGGTCCAGGTGCAGCCGGCGGATAGCATCCACGGCAGGCAGGGTGAATTCCGCCTTGGAGGGGAGTGTTACTTTCCCACCGGCTCCTTCCCACACGATTTCCGGCCATATATACACCTGACCCGAATTCGTCACAGTGACGCTCCCGGGTTTTCGGAATGGGGTCGTTTCCCAGTAGCCAGCGTCGATAGCGAGCGGTATGGATAGCGCCCACACATCGGCCGTAGCATCATCAACCTCTAGATCGGACGGAGCACCGTTGAGCCTCACTTGGGCGTGCATAGTGCCCATGGGTGACTCGATCTGGAGCGTGCCCAACGGCGGGAGGATGGAGAAACCACGGCGAAACTCTGCCCAAATATCATGGGCATGCCGGCCATGTCCGGCGCGTACAAAAAGATCAAGGGAGCCTTCGATGGCTGGGAATCGGAGGCCTTCGATGGCTCTGCCTGGCACGCCAAGGGTTTCGATGCCAGTGGCTTCGGGCCGACCAATGAGCTCTTTGATGCCGGCTCTGCGGATGCCCGCTATCCAGGTGCTGGATGAAAGCTCCCACGTTTTACCCGTGGGGGCGATGTACCGCACTAAATAGCGCCGATCAATCATGGTGCCTCCTTTCTGCTAGATTCGGGCACGCTCGTAGCGCACCGCATCAACTGCCGATAATTGCCCCACCTGCCCGGAGCCGGTAGCGAGTGAGCGTTTCGTGACCGCGAGGAGTTCTGCCAGGGTGGCGTTGAGCTGGCGGAGTTCCCCGGTTTGTGCTACCTCGGTGGTGGTGGCGAGTGAGCGGAGGCGTTCTACTTCCGCGGCGGCGGCGAGTGCTTTCCGTACTTTTTCGTCGTCGGTTTTTTCGATCTCCTGTTTGAGTTTCGCGTACTCCAGTTCGGCGGTCAGTTTGTCTTTTTGCCGGAGGTAGTCCACGGTCTTAGTGGCGCGCTCTAGCTCCAGGTTGAGGTTGTTTTGGTCGATCTGGCGGTGGATGGCGGTGAGCCGGTCTTCGGTTTGGCGTTGGGATTTTTCGATCCTGCCGCTGATACCGTACTGGAGTGCACCAATCGTGCTCTCCATGAACTGCTCACCGAGCTTGGCGCCGCCAGTGGCCGCTTCTACCCCGTATTGTTGGGAGAGCACACCACCGCCAATGGTGAGGGCAGCGCCACCCGCAGACCCCAGAACCAGGGCGGCTTTTTCAGCCGTCCCCAAGTTCTTCCAAGCGTCCCTGATGGAGTCCTTGTTTTGGTGGATGTCAATGCCGCCCTGCACTAAATCTTTCAGGCCGCCCAGTGCCATGCCGGCACCCGCCAGGGCGCCGAGGGGTCCGCCGACGGTGAAACCAGCAACACCGGCAGCGGCGCCGGCTAGGAGTTTACCGATGCCGCCTACTAGTTTGGATACCCCACCGAAGCCCTTGGACGCGCCTTGGGCTTGGTTGGCGGTCATGCCGTATAGGCTGGCGGTTTGCTCGGCAAGGGCTGTGGTTTGGGCCCGCAGCAGCTGCGCTGCCGCGGTTTGTTTCAGTGTTGCCTCTAGCGCCTCGTAGCGGGCTTCTGATTGGGCTTTCGCCGCTTCCAGGTCGTCGACTGCGGCTTGGGCCCGGGCGACTCGGATGCCCCATTCGGCGGCCTGGATTTCCTTGCTGTTTGCCACCACGGAGGCGGTCAGGTCTTCGACGGTGAATTTGCCGGTGCGGTAGAAGCGGTCAATGGCGCCTTTCATAGCCTCAACGCTGGTGGACCCCATGAGGGCAGACTGCTTACGGGCCTCGGCGAGGGCGGCCTCGGCTTGGGCGATGCTCACGATGCCGCGGGCGCGGGTGCGCTCCACGTCCCGCTCCCTGATCTGCAGCTCAGCTAACGCTTTCACCCTGGTGAGAGCATTGGTTTGCTGCTGCATTTCCAGCTTGGACACCTCTTGCCGGGTTTTATCGACAACGCCTGCGGCTTTCTCTATTTCAGAGAAGAAGCTGGCGATGTGCCCAATGCCGGCGGAGAGTGAGCCGCCGATTTTTTCGGCGATCTCGCTGGCTGCCTGGTAGCGGGATGCCGCCACGGTGCGTTCGGCTGCCTCTAGGTCAGCGAGGGATTCAGCCTGGGCGGCACGGGCCGCCGTCAGCTTGTCCTCCGCTTTATTCACCTTTTCCTGAGCGCTCTTGACGGCTTTGGCGTTCTTGTCAGTGGATTTTTCCAAGTTATCGCCGATATCTTCCCGTACCCGGGCGAGCTTCTTCTCGGCGTCAGCGATGCGGTCGGCTTTGCCTTTCTTCCTGGCGTCAGCCAAGGATTTTTCGGCGTCCTCCAGCTTTCGCCTGTCAGCCTTGGATACCGCGGCACCCTCTTTCTCGGTTTTCGCCAATTCCTTCTTAGCGTCGGCAAGTTCCTTTTCGGCTTTGCTGATGCTGTCGGATTCGGTGGCGATCTTTTTCCGCAGCTCATAGAGACCCTTTTCGGCATCCCTCACGACTTCGGCGGAATCCAACCAGCCGCCTCCGAAATGGCGGCCTTCGGCTTGCACGACCACCCGAGCGTCTTCGGCGTCGTGGGCGAAGAGCTTTGCCGCGGTAGAGATTTCCCCAGCAGCTTGGTCGAATTTTTCGCCTGCCGCCATGAGGATTTTCGCCGCAGTAGCGTTCTGCTTACCGATCTCCGGCAGGGCCCTGGCAATGGCCGATTGGTGCCGCCACTGCTGGTTCGTCAAAACCAATTCGTCGGCGCCGGATTCGTTCCGTCCTCGAACACCGGATGGCCACCGGCCGCCGGTGTCGAACTTCGGCCCGTACTGCACATACTTTTTGGCCTGGTCAAACAAGGACTGGGCTTTGCCCCACGAAACGTTACCGCGGCTGGTTTTCACCCCATCCACGGAGGTGGACTCGATGTCATCCCCGAGGCTCAAAAAGTCAGCCGGATCATAGTCTTTGCCGTTGATGGTGACGATCTGCCCGGCAATAAGCGGCAGGTAGGCATGGTTGGTGTACTGGGGGTGGGATGCCGGTGCTGCCCCACCGCCGACTTGGCCGTTACCGCGCCCGCCACCCATTTCGACGTTGACTGCCTGCCCGTCGGTGAAATGAATGGTGCCTGAGGTGTGCCCACCTGCGGGGCCGCCGTTGAGCCAGCCGATGGAAAACCTGGGGCCGCCACTGCCCAGGCCGGTACTGAAACCCATGCGGGCCAGCACGGGGCCTTCATCCCCGGTGGCGAACTTACGGCCGTCGAGTGGCCAGCCCACAGCTAGTGCTGCCAGGCCGCTCATGGCACCACTGCAATCGCCCCAGTTAGCGAGTAGCCCACCGCCGAAAACATACGGTGCACCTTCGAGGGAGCGGGGGGCTTTCTTACCGTTGACGGTTTCACCTTTGGCGAACCGCAGGAGCTCACCTGGGGTGACGACCCCACCATCAGCCAGAGCCTGCACGCCCCCTAGGATCTTATTGAGCTTGGGGGAATCATCATTGATCGCCCGCAGTAGATTATGGTGCTTAGCGGACGATCGGCGGTTGATAACCCATTCCCCAGCATCAACCCGGGCTGTGGGCCTGCCCTGCCTATCGACGCCCTGGAAACCATCGACCTCGGTGGTACCGGGCCCGGAGAGGGGCAGCCGGTACCCCGCCGGGGTGCCGAACAAACCACCAGCTGCGAGCCCTACAACACCACCTGCGGCGTTGCGTGCTGATGCGACATCAGGGTGAAGATACCGATTCCCGCCCACATTCGTGTACACGTTTTCCACCACAATGGTGTGCTTAGATGTGGTGTTCTGCCCGCTCAGGCTCTGGATCCGCTTGATGACTTCTGGCACGTTGTCGTTGATTTTGACTTCACCGGTACGCTTGTCTTTGACCAGGATACCCAGGTCAAGCATGCGGGTTTTCACATCAGGGTCGTTGGAGTCGATGACGACTTTACCGCCGGGGAGGGTTTTCGTTTTCAACCCTAGAGCATCCAGTTTTTCGATAGTGCCAGGCACCTCGGCATTATCAATGTGGATGTAGCCGTCGAGGCTGGAGAGTTTGACCCCCATCTGATCCAGTAAGGAAATAATAGAGAATGCATCGGGGAAATCAATAGTTACCTGCCCCTCGAAGGGCTCGGAGACTTTCGCCCCCATGGCTTCTAATTTTTGCTTGGTCTCATCGGTGATCGCATCCGACTCCACCTTGATCGTTTTGTCATCGGGGATGGATTTGATCTTATCGCCCAGGATTGAGTAGATCTGAGCCGCCGCATCAGCTTCCTTAGCAGCATTCGTCATGGCGGCAGCTTCGGCTTCGTGCTGCCTGGTTGCCTCAGCTAAATCATTGTTGGCGCCCCGGGTGGACTCAGCCAACTTTAATGTCGCCTGGTCGGCATCAGTCAGCCCCTCTTTCCATTTCGCAAAGGACTCGGCGGCGTTCTCCTTGGCGGTGGTGCTGCCACCGTTGAGATCAGCGAGGGCGGTGGCCACGCCAAGAGCTGCATCCTTGTTGCCGTTGAGGGCGGCTTCTAGATCATCGGCGGAGATTTTAGCTTGCTGCAGCTGGGGGTGGGCGTGCATGAACGCGGTGACAATGGACTCAGCTTTGCCTTGGATGGCTTCCAGGCCGGAGGCCTGCCCCATCATGGCGTCCACCACAGTGCTGGATGCGATACCTGCCTTGCTGGCCAGGTCTATCAGGCCTTCGCTGGATGCGCGCTGCACCATCACCGACCTGGTGGCTGCCTCCTCGATGCCGTTCAGGGAAGCCTTGAGGTCATCAACATTGTTCTTGTGCTGCTGCTCAGCCTTAGCTGCTTTTTCGTTTTCGCTGGCGAACAGAGTAAGGGCTGCGGCGGCACCGGTGAGCGCCAGGCCCCAAGGCCCACCGAGGGCGCCTAGTAGGCCTTCGGCGCCGGATTTCAGCAGGGAGAACCCGCCACGGGCCACACCAACAGCTGCGTCACCGATCGAGCCCAGGGCAGCGCGTGCGGTGTGGGCTGCCTCGGTGTGCTTTTCCGCAAATGTTTTCAGGGCTGGGGAGCCCTGCTGGAATGCGGCCTCGGCCTTAAGCACGGCGGCGGCCAAACCGCTTTGCTCGCCGGTCAGGTAGTGTGTGGTTGCCCCGACCCGGTCCATTTCCACACCAGCGTCCCTGTAGAACTTTTGGATGCTGGATATTTGTCCCCGCATTTCAGACAGGCTAGACACGTGCCCCCGCATCTCGGATAGCTTGGACGTGTACTGGCCTACGGTGGTGGTGATACCGCCAACGATACCTGGCACGGTGCGGAACGCCGCCCAGCCTGCCATGGCGGCCGCCAATAGCCCTGGGTGGGCTTTCAGCAGGTCAGCGACAGACTGGAGGGACGGGGCCAGGGCAACGAGTACGCCAGATGCCGCATGCAGGGTGCCGAGGAAAATATTCCAGGTGCTAACGCCGAGGGCTGCGGATGCCTGCCCCAGAGCAGTAGCCACGGTAGATACCACGGGCGCTAAGGCTTTACCTGCATCAAGCACGTCGCTGAAGGCTGCCTGTACGCCGGTAAGCATGCCTTTGCCCTGATCGGACTGCATAAAATTCGCCACAGCGCTCTTGGCGTCTTTGAGCCCTGGCACTAGTCGCTGCTGAAGGAAGGTGTCAATATCGGCTGCAACTGGTTTGATTTTGGTTTCCAGCCCGTCGATGGCGCGGGTGGCGACCACCAGGCCATCCTTCGCCAGGCCGAAAAATGGTTTCAACGCGGTAGCGCCCAGGCGGCCCAGGGCTGCCTGAGCGTTAGCTGCGGCACCCGTGAAGGATTCGCCCATTTTCAAGGCCGACCCGCCCATGCCGGCACGCATGGCTTTTTCGAAGGTTTCAAAGTCAATCTTGCCTTTGGAAACCATATCCGAGATTTCGGCAGAAGTTTTCCCGGTTTCCTTGGCGAGCAGCTGGAGCACAGGAATGCCCGACGCCATCAGCTGTAACATATCATCGCCCTGGAGTTTACCGCGGGCGGCAATCGACCCGAAGATAACGCCAACGTCTTGCATGCTCCGGCCGGCAATAGCAGCGGTGTCACCCACAGTTTTCAGGGTGGTTTCCAACTGCTGGCCGGGTTTAATGCCTGCGGCAACCAGGCCTGCAGCGGTGGATGCTGCCTCCCCCAGTCCAAAGGCGGTGCCCTTCACCGAGGAAAGCGCATCATTCATAACCCCGGCAACAGTTTTGGTGTCGTTACCTAGGCCGAGGAGTTTCTGCTGGGCGTTTTCGATAGCGGTGAGGCGGCCCATGCCTTTGGCCATGGCGGTGCCGATAAGCCCACCTGCCGCCACACCAGTGGCGAGCGCTCCCGCTTTCAGCGTCTTGCCCACGCCAGCGGCGAGCTTGCTTCCCCACGAGCCGCCGCGGCGCTCAGCTTCGCTTTCCACACTCCCCAGCGCTTTGGCGATGGTGGGGCTGATTTTGCTCACCTCGGGGATGATCGAGATGTAGCCGGTGCCGAGCTCTGCGCCCATGAAAAATCCCCTCCTTCAGATTTAGATGTGGTGCTTTTCCTTGACTTTCTGCCTGATCTCCGCGGCGGTCAGTTCCCGCCTATGCGGCCGGCTCACCTGCTGGTGGGAGGCCTCAATACCTTCGATGGTTTGCTGGATAAGACCCCCAACACCACTCGTGTTTTTCCCGGCGCGGGCCAGGGCCAGGATGTACTGTTGGTCGAAGAGCGCACCCAATATTTGGTTGGTGGGTACCACCCAGGCGGCTGCTTCGGCGGCTGCGGGGTTGAGGTAGGTGTGGAGGTGGGATGTGGCAGGCAGGTGTTTGAGGAATGCCCTGAGGTCACTCCACCGGTAGGTGCGCCCTACGTTGCTGAGTGAGTACCCAATGTGGAGGAGGTCTACTCGGAGGGCGTCGGTGAGTTGGGGGTCTCCCCCGAAGGCATACCGGTGGAGGGCAAGGATTCCCCCAACAGAATACCTGATTCCTGGCCCCAGATGCGGTCAATTTCCACCAGCTGGCGTTGTACCAACTTGCTGATGGCATCCTTCTTCACCTGGGTGTTATTGAAGTGGAGCAGAAAGAGCCGCGTAATTTCAACAGAGTCATTGCCGATGTGCTGTTTATCGGCTTCGTTTTGGATGGCGGTGATGTCTGTGGGATACAGGCAGTCAACTGGTGGGATGGTGATGGTAACTTTTTTGTCTTTGCCTGCAGGGATGTTGAATTCAATGTTATCGAATCCGGAGATATCGAATGCCATGTTGGCTCCTTAGGTGTGGTTGATAGAGGGTGGGAGGGGCCGCGGGCAGCAACGGGGTTTTGCCCACGACCCCTTTTTCAGTGTGGTTAGCGCCAGTTTTTCAGCACCTGCCAGTGGGCAGTGGTGAGTTTTGATGCTGGCGTGACTTGCAGCCACGGTTGGGTGCGTAGTGAGGTGATAGCCGTGTCTAGGTCGGTTGCGGGGATGGTGGTGCCGCCAGCACCCCACAGACCGATGGAGGGGCGGATTTTGACTGGCCATTGCGCGGTGAGTGCTTCCACCAGGGGCGCGGCTTTTCCAGCCTGCCCAGCGTCGAAATAGACCCAGGGCTGCAGCAGATCGGCATGCTGCAGTAGTTTGGCGTAGTCGTGTCCGCTGTCGGGCCGGCCCGCGGGCGGGTTGGCCCAGTTGACTCGCACGTCAAAAACCAGCTGGGCATTACCGATAGCGCGTTTGATGCGGCCTGCGACTTCGGCCATTTTATCGCCGAACCAGGCTAGCTCTTTGGGGCCTTCGTGGGGAGTGCCGTCGCCGCGGCGGGTCCAATCCGCCTCGCCGGTGTCTTGTTTGAACAGCTCCAGGTCTTTATCCGAAAATGACCCGGAGTCCCAGTGGATTTCGGTAAGGATGATGCCTTTGATGCGGTTTCCGTAGCGGGCCGCAAGGTGCCGTGCGGCTGCCTCTAGCATGTCACCGATGTGTCCTTTGGTGAGGGCGTAGGCGCTGCCCAGATCGTTTCGGATGGTGCCGTCTCTGGATACTGCCCGGAGGTCTTGGTATTCGGGTTTCGCCAGGGTGGTGGTGGCCATAGCGTCCAGGGTGAGGTAGATGCTTGTGATACCAGCTGCGCGGGCGGTGTCGATGATCCCTGCGATGGGGTCGCCTTCGGCCGCTGATAGGGATGATGTGAGCCCACTGTCTGAGGGCACTTCGGGGGAGAGCAGCCATTCGGGCCGGCCTACCGCTAGGTCGATGGTGGTGCCGCCTGCTGCCACGACTTTTTGGAGGGTTTCTTCCCAGTTGTAGGTTTTCGATGAGGTGTCTTCCCACCCGAATGATACGGCTCGTAAGCGGGTGTCCGGTTTCGGGGACGGCGGTACAGCCCCGCCGCCGTTGTTGTTCCCTCCGCCGCCCGGAATTACCGGGGAGGGGTTTAGGGGTTTACGGTGATGGTGGTGCCCGCACCACCGGTGAGTTTGGCGCCGTCGGCGGTGAGGGCCCCGGTGATGTCCTTGATGGTGTAGGGCCCGCCAGCATTACCGGTGACGGTGGCGGTGGTGGCGCCTGTGAGTTTACGTAGCTCGGCCTGCACGGTTTCGGCGGTGGCGTTAAACGCCAGTTCGGCGGTAGCGTGGCCGTCGACGGAGAGGGTGAAGGTGCCACCTGTAACGCCGCTGGGGAGGGTCACGGTCTTGCCTTGGGCGTCGGGGTCTGGGGTGTTGGGGTCGACCATGCCATCGTCCCGCAGCTCGAAGGAGTTTGCGAATTTGAATTCGGCGGGACCCTTGAAAGCAGTGATCGTAACGTTGTATTTCGTGGATGCGGAATGGACCTCAGCGGTTTTTTCCACGGTAGTGATCCGGCCGACCGGCACGACCAAAGTTTTAGCCTTTTCGCCGGAAACGGCTTTCACAACGTGACGCTTGAGCGGTAGCCGCTCAGCAGTGTGGTACACGGTGATCTGGCGGCCGTGTTTGTCGGTGGCTGCTTTTTCGATGACGTTTGCGTCGCCGAAGCAAGATCGGAGCACATTAGTGTTGCCGTCTTCGAGCAGGGTGAGAACGACTGTTTCGGTATACGAGGTTTGGGTGTCTACCCAGTCATCTCCGCCGAACATTTTTTCGGTGCTGGTTTCCCGGTTGATAGTGTGAGTGAAGCCGTCTTCGCCTACAGCACCGTGATCTTTGAAGTCCTCATGGAGGGTTTCGAGGGCAGTTTCTGGCAACGGGGTATTGATTGGGGCGTTGAAGTAGACGCCACCGTCGATGGGTGGGGTGGCCACGAAGGCGTTTTGGATGTTGATAGCCATGATGGTTCTCCTAAATCAGGAAAGTCGGAAAAGGGAGTTGCGGCAGGATGGTGTCCCCTGCTGCCGCACCAGGGGCCGGCTAGTGGGCTAGGAGCCGCACGCCACCGGTGAATTGGAAGCGGTAGAGCTTCGGGTCGGGGTCGTCGTACCTGGTGAGGGCGTCTATGGTGGTGGATTGGATTTGGCTGCTTCGCATCCGCACCCATGCTTCGTAGGCCGTTTCGGCCAGGGCCTCAGCGTCTAGCTCGGTGTGGGCGTAGCACTCCACCAAAAACCGGGGGTTGCGGAGTGCCCAGTCCTCCATGCCGCCGCCGATGCGGGAAACGATGATGAAGGCCTGCGGTTTCGGGGTAGAAGGCATGCGGCTGGATACTGGTACCCCTACCCGGCGCGCCAGCTCGGCAATCACTGTGGTGGTGGCGGTGGTCACATGGGCCTCCTTCCAGGGGGTGGGTTAGCCTAGGGCTCGGGTGAGGATATTGTCCCTGGCTTCTCGGCGTTTAGCCGACCAGGTTTCAGCGTAGATAATGCAGCGGTGGCGGGTTTTGCCCATCTTGTAGGATGAGACAAACCCGTCGCCGGCCGCTGCTGCTACTTGTTCGGCGTGGTCGACTACGATCCCTTGGGTCATGGGGTCTTTGAGCAGTGCTTTCAGCGCGGATTTGTTCGGCACGTACTTTGACATAGTCCACTCACACGTAGCGACGCCAAGCGCGGTCTTGTTCGGCACGTACTTCGCTGTAATCCACCCACCTGCAGCTCGCCCATCCGGTGGGCGAATAGGCAGCTCGTACTTGCCGCATACCCTCATCAGCGAAACAAATGAGGGACCCGCCATCGAAGGATAGACTTACGCATTCGACATAATCTGATTGGTCTGCCTCAGCGCCGAGAGTTACTTTTAGCCATTGGTCATTCGATTCCGGCAAGATTAATCACCTCCAATCCTGGGGCCCAACCGAAGGGGCCACACTCGTAGTTTTCGGGTTCGCCCACAACCTCTAGGCGTTCGCCACCTGGGGTGAGGATGACAATATCGGTTTCGATAAAGTCACCGGGGTGGGCGTACATTTTTATGGCGACTGTTCGGCGGGCGTGGCCCGCTAGTTCGGGTTCTGCGGTGGTGGGTTTCGCCCAGCCCACCACATGGATGATGGTGCCCTGGAGCCCATAGGTGGGGTTGCCGAGCTCATCAGTACCGGTTTTGAAGCGGCGGAGCCGGGTTACCGGGTATTGCTTGATCGTAGGGAGGCCTGGCATCACGTCCTCTTTTCTTTAGCTCATGGTGATGGAGTAAATGCCGCGTCGGCGCCTACGGAAGGGGGCCAGCATGGTTTTATCCGATGCGGTGAGCCAGGGGGCGCCGCCGCTACCACCATGGGTGAAATTAGCGCTTTGGCTAAACGGGCCCGCGGTGACCTGCATGGATTCCTGGAAGGCGGTTTCTTTGGGGGCTTCGATGACCCTGGCTACCATGCGGGATACCACGATTTTGATGGTTTCCGGCACCGGTTCGGGCACTGGTTTTTGCAGGTATCCCTCAACCAGGGCGGATGCTTCTTCCAGTAGCCCTAGGGCTTGGTCTTCGTCGAAATCCACGTGAGGAATACGTGCTTTAACATCATCAAGACTTGCGAGCACGATTACTGCTCCGGCGGTTCGTCTTCGGGCTGGCGGGGGGTTTGTCCTCCCCGCCGGCCCCATCGTCACCCGAGTCTTCAGGATCTTCGGGGTCCTCAGGGTCCTCGGGATTTTCCGGTTCCAACAGGTCAGGGTGGATGGTTACGCCGTCGGGTACTTCCGCACCTGGGGCGAGTACATGGGCCTGGGTTTCATCATGCGCAATGACGTAGCTTTCCAGGTCGCTGCGAATGGTTGCCATGGGTGTTCTCCTTGCCTCTTAGAGGACGGTCATGGCCGCGGTGTAGTTAGCATCACCAACAACAGGCATGCCGATAGCGTTGGCCCGCACCCAGGTGGATTTGGGGTCGTCTTCTTGGTAGGCGCCAACTACGATGCCGGGGCGGTCTTCTTCGGCGATGCCGTAGGCGGGGTCGACGGCTTCGAGGGTGGTGCCCCAGAATGTGCGGCCCAAAGGGGATTCCTCACCATCCACGGTGGGGAGCATGATGGCGATTTTTTCGTCGATTACTCGTTTGAGCGCGCCGCCTTTGCGGATCTTCCGGTCGTATCGCAACAGGGGCGGCAGCTCGAAAGAGGCAAGCACGCTGTGGAGGAAGTCCACGGTCACCATGCTGGGGATGCCGTTCACGCCACCAGCCATTTTGCGGATTTCTTCGCATCGGATCAGGGTGGTGATGATTTTGGGGGATACCAGCAGGTAGCCGGGGGCCTCACCGCTGAGGTTGGCATAAACCTCTGCTTGGGCCTGCAGGTCCTCGATCGGGGTCGCAGTGGCGTACTGGTCCCACTTTGTGCCTACGGTGGTGGTGAGGCGGGGGTCGCGGCCGAAATCTTGCTCCACGTTGAACTGGTTTTCGCTGATGAGGGCTTTACCGGTGGTGAGGATTTCACCACGCAGCATCTCTACGCGGTCAGCGACAGCTCGGGCTGCGGTGATTGTGGCCCGGCCAATCAGGTCTTTGCCGGATGCTGGGGCATTGATGCCGCGGGCCCGGAGCTGGTCGTATTCGCTGACGGGGATTTTCTGGCCCAGGGGCGGCAGCTCAAGGGAGATTTTCTTACCGCCGGGCGTGGCACCGATGGGGGTTTCAGCGTCGTAGGCGCGGTATTCAGCAACCTCGACCAGGCCATTGGTGGTTGCGGATAGGCTTACGGAGTTGTCATCAACAACACGGTTGGGGAGGAATTGGGCGAGGATGTTTTTGGAGCGTTCCCGCTCGTCGAGGGTTTCGCGGGCCACGGTGGTGAGGGACTGCGGCTGCACAACTTCGGTCCATAACATGATTAGTCACCTTCCTTCGGGGTGAGGATGAAATGGGGGTTAGGGGTGGTGAGAGTGGTGATGTCGAATACGCCTTCGGGGAGGTATTTCACCCGGATGCGGCCGTGGTCGAGCATGGGGGCCACGATATCCACGTCTTTCTGCTTGGTGGACTGGGAGGTGAGCAGGAACCCGGCTAAGACGTCACCTGCCGCGGTCACTGGCTCGTATTTACCGCCAGCCCCACGCTTCAGCGGGATGCCGGAAGGCAAAATGTTGTCCTTCACAACGGCGGAAATCTTTTTTCCATCAATGGTGATGGTTTGGGCGTTAGCCACGCCGTGGCGGCTGCCTAGCCACTTGCGGTTATCGACCCCCAGGGGTTCACGGATTGGGTTGAGTTGCATGATAGTTCACATCCTTTATTTGTCGGTTTTGGTTTTGCCCATGAGGCGCCGAGCCCAATGGCGGTCGTTTTCTTTCGAGGAGCCGGCTTTGCCCTTGCCTTGGAGAGGCGAGGTGGCGGGGCGGCTTTTCGATGCCCCAGCCCCGGCGCGGTCCGCAAGGAGTTGTGCTTGGGTGCGCATGGCTTCGGTGTCGCCGTGGAGGAAGGTTTCGGCTTCTTTCCGGCTGAGGCCGTATTCCAGGGCGAGCTCTAGGCGGGCGGCAGCGGTTTCGGCTTCCTGTTGGCGTTTGGTCGCTTCAGCGAGGGCTTCCTCGGCCTTCTTGGTTTTACCTGTTTCGGCATCAAGCTGGGCCTGGAGACTATCGGCGGTTTTTTTGTTTTCCTTAGCCCGGGTTTCCCAGGTTCTGGCGTGTTTTTTCCACACGGTCGCATCGTCTGCTGGCCCTGGCTCGGGCTCGGGGTCGGGGTCGGGGTCGCCTTCATCATCACCGCTGTTGTTGTCGCTGGGGGTTTCGCTTTCGCGGTCTGAGGCTTGCGGGGTTGCAGTATCCGCCTGGGTAGTATCAGTCGTGCCGCCACCTGCGGGGATATTGGGGGCGATGGTTCGCACCCAGGGGGGCATTGATAATGCTCTGGCTGGCATATTTTGTGTCCTTTCGGTTTTGTTTGGGCATGAGAAAACCCGCGGTCTCACGGGGAAAACGCGGGTTGCTGGGGATGTTAGTTTTAAGCGCCGGCGGTTAGCTGGGCTTCCCTTTCCCAATAAGGGTTGTCCTGTTCCTCATCGGAATACGGGTCGAACACCACAGGATCAGACGCCCCTCGGGGGCGGCGCATGTATTCGCTGAAATTGTCGCTGAGGTCTTCAGCGCCATCCCAATCGAGTTCCAAGGCCCAATCTGTCTTCTCGCAAAGGAAGAAGAAAATCTCCTTCAGGAGAGATAGCGCAGCTGATTCCCGAGACTGCGTAACATCAATCTCGACGATCCCGAAATCACGCTGTTGCTTTACGGGCGTCACGTTAACCCACACACTTGAGAATTTCTTCGCTGTGGAAAAACGCGATGCGATTAAATTCTTGGCTTGGGTTGCAACATCCTCAGGTATTTCGGCAGCATCTCGAATGATGATGGATGCAGCATACGACATTTTCTAACTCCTTTCCCAGAGAATTGTTTTTTCCTTGGTTATCACTACAATCCTATCAAGATCAGCGCCATTATTGTCTACCGCCCTGCGTAAATCAGCCAGGATAGTTTTCTCATCGTGCTCCGCTCCTCTCAAATCATAAATGAGCGCGTCTGATTGTTTTTTCCCTTTTCTGCCCCTGTTATTAATCCCATTTTTCGAGGTGATGGATTTCATTTCCGTCGTGACTCCATCAACAATGGCATCAGGAGTATTCGAGATTCCAGTCCTATCCCTAAATCTAAGCCCCGCGCCACCAGGTATTTTATCAAGTTCTTTCAGTTTGATGACGGATTGTGCACCGTTATCTTCTAGCCATTTGCGGATTCGGTCTTCTTTTTCAGGCCATGCTGTGTCATCCGCCAAGCCGATGTCTAGGGCTTCTTTGACTGTGATTTTTCGATCACCCGAGGCTTTCGACATGTCCACTGCGCGCCGGTATCTGACGGCATCTGGTGGTACCCAGTCGGGTGTTTGGTTTCGGTGGCGTTCTATGGCTTCAGCGAAAGCTTCCTGGTCGTTGCCTGGGTATTTGCCGGATTTTATATAGATTTGTTCTAGTTCTTGGTTGATGCGTGGCAGGTCGGCGGGGGTTTGCACCTCGATGCCGAGGCATTTGCAGTTGTCGTGGTATTTTTTGCCGGCTTCGGTGCGTAGCACGGTGTCTTGGCTGTAGACTGCGCCGCGGCTGGCGAGCAGGAGGCAGAAGGTGCAGGCGTGGGGTTCCGGCACTCTGGCATAGCGGGTGCCGGCTTTTCGGGTGGCCTGGTACACGGTTTCGCGGGCTGGTTGTTGCACGAGGCGGTTGGTGATACCGGCAAGCTTCCGTAGCACTAGCTGCCGGTCTAGATCGCCGGTAGCAGTGCGGGAGGTGTTCATTGCCCAGGCATAGGAGCCGAGGATTTGTTCGAACCCTGCGGGGTCGGCCACGTCGGGGTATTCCAGGCCTTTCAGGTTGTCGTCGAGGCTGCGGGAGCGGAATAAATAATCGGCGGCGGCGTAGGCGGCTTGTTCCCCGTAGGCTGCGATAATCGCTTGGAAGGGCTCTTCCATAAGCTGCTTGGCGTCGGCGAAGCCGAGGGTTTCGGTTTGTTTCCACCAGGACACCAAATCTCGTATAGCGAGGGTCCGCAGGTTGTCCATGGCCTGCTGGTAGTCGGCTTCAGCATCCAGGTCTCGCGCCATATGGCTAGCACCTCCCTCCCATGGGTGTTTTAGGTTTTCTCCCGTAGTGATACGGGGGTTGCCCCGGTGAATCGGATTCCGGGCAGGCCTGCCAGGTCAGCGGCTACTGTGGGTTCGACACCTGCGCGGATCATGACGCCGAGGGCGTCGGCGCGCTGTTTGAGATCACCCCCCCCCCCCCCCCCCCCCCCCCCGGGCGCGCGCGGGGGCGGGGCGGGGGGGGGCGGGGTTGGT